AGAAGTTGTGAATGCAGGGAACTGGATTGTAAATGTTCCAGATGTTGCAGTCTTGTCTCCACCGAAATCTAAAACAGCAACTGCTTCAGTAGTACCTGTACCACCGTCAGTTGTTGTATTGTAAATCAAAGCACCTCTAGCTGTTAGTGTAACACCAGTGAAAGATAAATCAGCAAAGTCAGTAATAGCGACTCCTGATGAAACTTTAACACCTTGGTTAACTAAAGCTTTTCCACCTGCAGAATATCCTGCTGGTGAACTTACTTCGCCAGATGTTGCGTAGTTAGTAGTTGATGCACCTAATGTAGCAGTAGAAATGTACATTGCTAATTTGAATGTATCTCCACCTGCACTATCAAAATCATGCTCACCACCCATCAATTGTTTTTTGAATGAATTGCAAATTGCATTAGTTGTAATAGCCATAATTGTTCTCCTTATTAATAAGTTGTATTAGGAGTAGGACTTTGAACTTTAATTCTTGGTACGCCATCGTCATACTCCGCACGTCTTCTTCTACCCATTTGTTGAAGGGCAAAATTCTGTACTTCTTCATTATACTTGTCATTGTACAGCTTGTACATATCCATAGGACCTTTTAAATATCTAAAAGCTTCAGCTAAGACACCGTGTAATAACATTGATTCTTGGTATGTAGATAAGAATGTATTATTAGTTGATGTAAACTGTGGTGGATCTTTAATGAAATTAATTTGAATTGTATATGCAGAATCTGGTGTAGGAGCCACTATTAAATTAAAATCATCCCAATTAGCCCAATATTTAGGAAGACCCTGAGCAGCATTATTATTATATTCAGATATAAAACTAGTATCTCTTTTTTCTAAATAAGTTCTTGTTGAGCCATCAATTACTTGCACAGATCTTATAATTGTTAAATCTGCAGGTAAACTTACTGCTCTATTACCAGCTGTAAAAGTTGATGTAGAATATTTTCTTAAGTCATCATAATCAACTTTACCGGCCACATCTAACTCAACAGATCTAATAAAATCTTGAATAATTTGATCAGTTAAAACTGTGTTACTAACTTCAGTGTAGTTTCTTACTTGTGTTAAAAAATCTGAATATGTGACTGCCATTATGAAATCTCCACCGTTACAGATCTTATACCTATTGATAATTGTCTTCGTCTATTTTGCAAAGAAGGATCTGCAGGAATCATTTCAGATGTACCTTTGTTAATAAAAGCAAAATCTCCAGGAAGTGTTAAATTAGCAATACCCACTGAAGCTCCACCTGAATCAGCCTCAACACCGCTTATATCTGTTGGTTGTTGAAATCTTTGAGGTCTTGTATTTTGTAAAGCAATAGCATCAGCTACTACACGTCTTCTTCTTATTTGTGGATGCTTAGGTTCAAATTCAGAATAATGAACTAACGATCCATTCCATTCTTTAACCATTTCATTGTATGGAAAAGCCATACCTGATCTATCAGATATTGCTTGTGATCTTTTACCTGTTGCCCATTTTGCCATGATTAAACTCCGTTAGGATAAAATGATTGTGGAGAGATGTAAGTAGATGTTCTTTGACCATCTTCATCTAAAGCTCTTTTCAGTTCATCCTCGTAAATTAATTTATTTTGTTGTACTAAAGCAGGTGCTTTTTTCATAGCTAAATAATATGAAAGTCCTGCACACATACACGGTAAAAATCTGTAAGCTACATCTGGATCGTTGGTGTAAGCTCCAGCATCTTCAATTCTTTTAATCACATAAAATTTTAAAGTTGTATAAGTATTTAAATCAGGTGCTTGGTACAAATATATTATTGGTGTTGTTTGTCTGTCTACGTAATATTGAGAAGGTTGTCCCGTTGCTAATTTATTAGGTAAAGCTGCGTATGCAGATCTATCAATTTTAGTTAAAGATACATCTTGAGTATTTGCATTGTTACCTGATGCTGCAGTAGAAGATACATAAGCTTCAAGCACATCGTTCACATCTGTGTCTACAGTATAATTAGCTTGACCTTGAACTAAAGCAATTTCATTTAATTCAGTTTTCCATAAATGAATTCCTCTGTTTCCCCATTCAGCAAATAATAAATCTAGACTTCTTCTAGCTGAACGCATGTCATAACCAGAATTGGTTGAAAGACCGCATCTTTCATAACCTTCGGAAATAACATCGTCTATATTTAAATTAAAGCTCGTAGTCCCTGATGTTGCCATTAGTATCCTTTTTGCGATTATACAATTTCTTGGATTGTACCACTTTTTGGCTAAACTTTGAAGACCTTAGGTTTTTTGCTATTAGGTTTCTTTTTGACTTGTAATCTTTTCTTTTTTTCACCTCTAGCACCTCGTAGTTGTCCATCTATTTGTTTAGTTATTTGACCTCTGGATATTGCCATTATATTAAATCCACTGCCTTTCCTATTATTGGTTTGTATTTAGTTTTACCATCTTCTTTGAAAGCTCTCAAGAATTGTTTTCTAGGTTTTTCACTAACGTAACTACAATGCACCCACCCGCTGTTGGGCTCTCCGGGTACATAAAACTCTAAAATCATTTGATCAAAATCTAAATTTTTATAAATCCAATCTGCAACTTCAGCATTATCTTTTCCTGGACATTCAAAATCACAAGCCTCTGCTTTTGTATGTTGACTAGTAATTGAACTACCTATTTTAAGACAAAGATCAGGAGATCTAAATCCACTAGTCACGGTCACTGGACCAAAGTGATCTCTAACTGGTTGTAAAATATTTTCACATAATAATTTTAATTTTTCAATCTGATTAGCATTAGGATTGTTATCCACCCCTAATCGTACCGCAGTGTCTGATTTAATTAACTCTTGTAAAGTAAAGTTTCGAGAAAGATTCATTTTTATTATAATATTTTTTTTATAGATTCTAATTTTATTAATGAACCAAAAGAATAAATCAATCTTTCTCCCTTTTCAATAGGTGTAGATCCGTGATTTTCTAAAGAAGCAAAAATAATCCATAAATCATTTTCTTCTATAGAGAATATTTTATCTTCAATTATTATATCTCCACCTCTATTAGGTTTTTTTAATAAAACATTTGCTCTAACATGAACATAACCTTCTGGAGCTGAATCTTTATGGATATGTGTACAAGCATTATCTTCATAATGATTCATAAGTAAATTACCTAATACAGGTTCTTCTTTATCAGGTACAAGATTAAATTCTAAAAAACTTTTTTCCCATAATTTAGATTTAGTGTATTGCCTAGCAAATCTTCTTCCAAAAGATACTTTATTTTGTTCAAAGTTGTTTGTGTATTCTATGTCTTTAGCGTAAGACCAGTTTTTAATTATTCTTGGTATTTGAAAAAGATTCATGTTCTATTTTTTGTATTTTATCAATTATATCATTAGTAAGATAGTTATCAACATCGTATATTTCCTCTTTAGGTTTTCCAGAATATATATAATGTAAGTTTTTTAAACCAATTATTTCATCATTATAATAAATACCATTTACATTGAATGGTTCGATTTTATCAAAATTATACTTAATCTCTGTATTTAAATAATTACTTAAATCTTTAAAAAAATTTTCTGGATTATTGCAAAAATCTTTATAATAAAATATTTTATAATTTTCATTATTTTTTATAATATTTGATATACTGATTATGCTTCTACCTAATATTTTATCTTCTTCTAAACTGTTGTTAACAAAATCACAAGCTTCTTTTTTTGAATATCCATTATCCATTTGAAGTTTAGCAAAAGAAGCTGCACACTCAACAATAGGTCTAACTAATAAAATAAATTTAGGATTTTTTATAAAATTTTTAATTAAATTTAAATTAAAGGGTGTCCCCCATGTTCCTCTATCTATAATTATATCTGCATCCCAATCTTGATAATATGTAGGTAAAACAGAAGCAATAACATTATCTAAAGATCTATGATTTGGAAAATTTTGAAATATTTCAGTTCCTTTTAAAGAAATTAAATTATAAAGTATATTTGCAGTTATTGAATTAGGGGATACTTTTATATGTTTATTTTGATTTAAAATAGAACTTATTACTGTGTTACCTGCTCTAGGAAGAGAACATAAAAAAACTAATTCTTTCATATTTTTATATTCTTATACTCTAAATATTCTTTAGTACCAAAATGCATCCAACCACTATCTATCTGTATAGACATATTAATTCTATTATTTGTATGAAATTGAAATAGCCATGATAATACAACAGAATCTATTTTTTTACCCATTTCAGAAACTTCAATATGATAACCTATATCATTGTTATTTTTTTCTACAATAATAACTTTTGATAAATTAGGTTTTAACCACTCTGGAATATTTAAATTAGTTAACCACATACAGTTAAAATCTTGGCATTGTTCTTTTGGTCTATTTTCATAAATAGAGCAACCATCTTTACCTTTAAAATGACATGGTCTTCCAGAGAAAAATTTATGATTATATGCAGAACCTTCTAACCAACCTTCGCAACAGGCGGTACATCCGCTACAGGATCTTTTATTCATTTTTATATTAATGGTTTAATATCTTTTTTATTGATTT